CTTATATGCGTAATATTACCCGAGAGGTGTTGTGCCCCATGAATTATTTGACTACAGGTGTAAAATCTGTGGATGTTGGTATACCGTCTTTAAGAATATTGGCAGCTCGTGTGATATCAGCATATAATCTTGCATATGGTGGGACTAGGGATCACCCGTATGTGAGTAATGTTGTTTATAATGTGCAGCGAAATTTTCGGGCTCGAATGCAAAAATTTCCTCGTAATTTTCCATCTTTTCGTGAGGGTTTTGATTTTGAAGATGTGAATCGTGCTTTAAATTATTTTTATAGTTATTGTGTTCGTTCGAAGAAGAAGGTTCGGTTTAATTTCAATGCGCGTGATATGTTGTTGATTCCGTTGGGTCCCAAAAAGAGTGGATTTGATAATTGGCCTGAATTGCGTCCCATTAATGTAGAAGGAGTTGAATATCAATTTACGAAACATCCTAGTAAAAATCAAGCTATGTGTTCAAATTATAGGGAATTCTGTAATTTTATTCTTTCCGCCGCTCAAATGATAAAAGATGGATCAGTACCAATAATAAAGAAATTTAAGCAGCCTATAACTAGTTTATCTTTTAAGGATGAGAACAGATCTTGTATTGATGAAGGAACTCTAGACTCAAGTAAGGTTAAGGATTATGCTCATAAAGGAAGAATATTTGCATTATATAAGGATTCTGTTATTGGTCGTTTAACACAATTTAGGAAAATTGAGCGTACTTATTATCCTGAATTGGAAAAGTTGTATCCTGGTTCTAGGAATTTGTCGGCGCACATTGAAATAGGAACATCATGGTTGTATGGGGGAGCAACCCTAAAATATTTGGCTCTTTTTGGTGAGTTGGGTGATAAGTATAGATTAATTACTAAAGAAAGTGATCCAACATTTAGGAGTTATGAATTTGTGTCAAAGGGAACTCAAAAATTTTTTGACGGGGATATTTCATCATTAGATACCTCTATAGGGGCAATGCACTTGATTATGTATGAGATATTTGCTCTTTTTTGGTTGGAAAGAGATGAGAAGGATCCTATGTTCCTATTTATTCAGTGCATTATAGAGGGACTTGCAGAAATGTTAGCTGGGAAGACTGTGCGGTGGTTAGAGGATTTTATGCTTATTGTAGGATTTATGCCTTCAGGGAGTTTAGAAACATCTCATGGAAATTCTTGGATCATGATAAATTTTTACTGGCTTGCATATATTTTTAATGTGTTGTTTCAACTGGTTCGGGAGCGTCGGAGGATATTGTGGAATTATCTAATAACTCGCCGTTTGGTGGGGTTATTCTTTGGAGATGATTATTTGGCCGGCTCTCCCCGGGATTTGGATGAGATATCAAATGAAGGTTTTGCTGACTATATTAAAAAGAAGCACGGGGTAGTCATGAAATCTTGTAATACATATCATTCATTGATAACATATTTGAAAGTTGCGCAGAGTACTTGTTTGCAGGTTGTTTATTCAGGGCCGGTTTATCTTAAACGTCATTTTATTCTGAGTGAGAATTTTTGTTTGGAGAAGTTTCAACCACGAATTACTAAAGTAGTTCCGTGGCGACCAATAGCTCAGTATAAATGGCGTATGGGTGTTCCTGCGGATAGGGATGCTCCCATTTACCATAATTTAGCTAGATTAATTGGATTAGCATATGACACTCTTGGTATTGAGCCTACTTCTTATTTTATGCTTAAGATGATTTATGATATGAGTTATAAGAAAAGTTGTGTTGAAAAGGGCATTGAGTTCGTTGATCGGTTGATTCCGTCTGATTTGGCTAAGGATAGGAAGTATTTGTTGAAGTTGGGGATGAAAGATGTTCCCAAGGGGTTTCCCACTTATGAGCAGTTATTATGGTTGAATATTGATGATCGTAAGTATCACTATCCGGAATATTTGGAAACCAGAACATGGCAAGAGAGTGTTTTAGAAGTAGAAACATATTAATTTGTTCCTCCCATGGTGGGTTG